TGGGAGAAGCGTTTGGCCCGCAGCAATGGCCGACGACCCCGCGCTGCTCGAATCGATCTCAGTACCGGCTTCAATCAATTCTAATGTTGTCCCGCCTCACGCAATTTACGAAGTACATGTTCGGCTACGACGCCGTCGAAGATCGGGGCCGGCGCAAGCCCGTGTCGCCGGTGACGCGGACGGAAGATCGGGAACTGCAACCGACCCAGCGGCGGATGATCATCTCGGGGGTTCGGGACCTGCAGCGCAATTTCTCGGTGGGCGCATGGGCCGTCCGCAAACACCTCGATTATGTCTCATCGTTTCGTTTCAAAGCCCAAACCGGTAACCCGGAAGTCGATGATGAACTCGAAGCGCTGATGACCTGGTGGGGCAAGCCACAGAACTGCGATGTCGCGAGCCGTCATTCCCTGCCGCGCCTGATCCGGCTGGCAGAAGCGTGCCGGACGGTTGATGGCGATGTGTTCATCAATCAGCTTCCTGATGGCAAGCTCCAGGCCATCGAAGGTGATCGCATCCGCAACCCCACCGGCGGCATAGAAGGCGTGGACATGACCCGCATGACCCACGGCGTCATGACCGACGACTATGGCCGGGCTACGGGGTATGCCGTCTGTGATCGTCCGCGTCAGACCGATGGGCTGGTGTTCAGGGCAATGTTGTCGCCGGCGTATACCCGGCAACTCTCCTACTTCCAGCGATTCGATCAGGTGCGCGGCATCAGCCCAGTGGCCTCGGCACTCAATGCCTTCCGCGATGTTTACGAAGGAATTGATTACGCCCTGGCGAAAAGCAAGATCGCCCAGATGTTCGGCATTCTTTTCACCCGTGCCGATACCGAAGGGATTGCACCGGCGACGCCCGAGGGGGATGAAGATGAGCCGCGATACAAAATGGACTTCAACCGGGGACCCGTCGCGCTGGACCTCGACGCCGGCGACGACGCAAAGATTATCGAAAGTGCCACGCCATCGGTTGAGTTCCAGCAGTTCATGCAGGAAATGATCGGCGTTGCGATCAAGTCCCTCGATATCCCGCTGTCGTTCTATGACGAAGGCCGCGCCAACTTTTCCAGCGGACGGCAGGCCTGGCTTCTCTATGACCAAAGCGCCAAGAGCAAACGGGACGACCTTCGCGAACTTCTCGACATCCTCACGCTCTGGCGAATTCGCCTGTGGATTTCCAAAGGGGATTGGAAGCTGCCCCAGGGCTTTGCACTCCGCGATATCAAATGGCAGTGGATCAGCGCCGGCATCCCGTGGATCGATCCGTTGAAAGAGGCGACGGCCAACACGGTGGAGATCAACACCGGCACCAACTCCAGAACCCGTATCTGCAAAGAACGCGGCGAGGACTTCTACGAGATCGTTGATGAGCTTGCGGAAGAGAACGAATACGCCGCCTCTAAGAATGTCGTCTTCAAAGAAACCGCCATCACGCTAAGCGTGACGAGCGACACCGGCGGCGGGGACAAGTCTTCCAACAAACAGGATTGATCCGATGGCACTCAAGGAAGTTCCCCGCAATGCCCTGCGGTTCTCTGTCCCCTGCGAATTTGGCGATAACGGTGACAGCGCCAAGACCGTCCCGGTAAAGATGGTGGCGCGCACGGGCAAGCCTATTTCGCACTGGTACTGGGGCGATGTGGTTCACGATCTCTCGGGGATGCGGCTCGATAAGCCCAAAGTGCCGATCGACTACTGCCATGATTCCGACCAGATTCTGGGATACCTCAACAAATTCGACACCGGGAGCGGGGATCTGGTTTGCTCGGGCGCGGTGACGCCCTTCGAAGAAACCGATCGCGCTACCGAAGTCATCTTCAAACAGAAAGAGGGCGTCCCTTACGAAGCCTCCATCAACTTCGGCGGGGACGGCATCAAGATTGAGCAGATCAACGAAGGGCAGCTTACCCAGGTGAATGGCTTTTCGTTCGAGGGGCCGGGCATCGTCATTCGCGAGTGGCCGCTGCGCGGCGTGGCGATCTGCCCCTATGGCGCTGACTCCAACACCAGCACGGAATTCTCAGAGTCGGCGTCCGACTCTCCCACCATCAGTGTGACTCTCTTTTCAAAGGATAACGAAATGAAAAACGTAACCACCACCGCCGAGGCTCAAATTAAGGCCGTCGAAGCGGGTGCAACGGCGCTGGCAAGTGAGGCGGGTAAGCCCGCCGTCGAACTGGCCGCGATTCCGGCAGAGGGCAGCAAGACGCCGCCCGTCGAAGCCAAATCCGATTCCGCAGCTTTTATCTCCGCCTTTGGTGATACCGGCGCTCGCTGGTTCCTGGAAGGCAAATCGTTCCAGGCCGCTACCACTGAATTCGTCGCCAACCAGAAGAAGGCCCATGACGATGCGGTGACGGCGCTCAAAGCGGAACACACCAAAGAGGTCGATGCGCTCAAGGCGCAGGTGACCGAACTCACCGGGCGTCTGGATGCCGTCAAGCTCGGCAATGATCCGGTGAAGTTCCAGTCCGCCGACAAGGACAAGAAAGACAAGTCCAAACCCGGCGTTGACGACTCGAAGAAGTTCAACGGCTTGTCCGACAATCTCGCAAAGGTTGCGGCAGCCATCAAGATGCCCGGCGATTCCGCGCCGAGCGACGGCAACTAAGAATCTTCCCCCTAAACATAAAGGTTAAAACATCATGGCACGAATGACTCTTTTGGATATCGCCAAGGCGAACGGCTGCGACAAAGTGGTCGGGCTGATCGACGAAACGACCAAGGCCTACCCCGAGGTCCGCGATGGACAGGCCCGCACGATCAAGGGCATCAACTTCAAAACCCTCATCCGCACGGCGCTTCCTACCGTTGGCTACCGCAATGCGAATGAAGGCACGGCAGCGACCAAGGGCACCTATGCGAATCGCCTGGTCGAATGCTTCATCATGAATCCGCGTATCGAAGCGGATAAAGCCGTCGCCGACGCCTACGAAGATGGCGCGCAAGCCTGGCTGGCGCTTGAAGGCGAAGGTGTCCTCCAAGCCGCCTTCGGCACCCTGGCCAAGCAGTTCTATTATGGTGCGACCACCGCTGGCGGCGACTCTAAAGGTGGCCCCGGCCTGATCGATTCCCTCGATACCACGAATATGGTGGTCGATGCGGGCGGCACCACTGCCGACACCTGTTCCAGCGTGTGGGCGGTGAAGTACGGCGGCACTTACGTCCAATGGGTCTACGGTCTTAACGGTCAATTGATGCTCTCTGATCCACGCGAAGAGACGATTTACGACACCAATAACAACCCGCTGGATGGTTATGTCCAGTCCATGCTGGCACGCCCGGGCGTGCAGTGTGGCAACCGCACCTGCGTTGGCCGCATCAAAAAGTTGACGGCGGATTCCGGTAAAGGGTTGACCGATGCCCTGATCGGCAGCCTGCTCGCCAAGTTCCCCGCTGGCATCGTCCCCGATGTCCTCTTGATGACCAAGCGTTCCCAGGAACAGCTTCGCGCCAGTCGCACCGCGACCAATGCCACCGGTGCGCCCGCTCCCATTCCCACCGATGCCTTTGGTATCCCCATCGGTGTCACGGACGGCATCCTGAATACCGAAGCCCTCACGCTCTGATTCTTCATTCCCACTCACAACAATTCCGAAAGGATAATCACCATGCCTGGATTTAATGTTCGAGACGTTCTTATGAAATCGACGCGGGCGCTGCCGACTGGCGCGTCTGCCGTCACCGGCACCGCGATTGATATGGGTAACCCCGCTGGCAACGATTTTCTCGCCGAATGCGAGTTGCTGTTGTCCGCCCCGGCGCTGGCGGTTGGCGAACTCGCCAACGCTTCCACCATGACCTACGACATTGTGCAATCGGTGAACTCCGATATGAGCAGCCCGACTACGCTCCTGGCCGGCGTTCTGGTTCAGACTGGCGCAGGTGGCGTTGGCGCAGCGGCGACGACTAAGCGTATCGCGCTGCCGTCGAACGTGTCGCGGTATATCGCGCCCAAAGCAACCAACAGCGCCGCCGCCGACGCCAGCGCCAAATCAGTCACACTGGAAGTTCTTTTCTAATGTCAGGATTCTCTTCAATGGCTTCGGCGCTGATGGCGACGCTTAAAGTAAGCGCCGGGGTCGCCGTGACTTACCATCGAAACGATTCTAATGGTTCGTTTTCGGTGGATATCACGGCGACTCGCGGCCGCTCTGATCTGACGCTTGAGGATGGGGCGCTGGTGCTCCAGGTGCAAACTTCGGACTGGATCGTCGAAGCTGCCGATCTGGTTCTCAACGATGTGGTGATTGTTCCCCAGCGAAACGATTACATAACGCTGGTCATCAGTCCCACCGTCACCGAGAAATATCAAATCTTCGAAGTGCCGTACCGTCCCTGCGATCCCGCCGGGAGAGTGCTGCGGATTCACACCACGAAAACCGAGTAATCATGTCGCCGCTGATTTCCATTCCGCAGGCTGTGGTCGTTTTGCTGGCTGAGCAATTCGCCCCGGCAGATGTTGCCCGTGCGGTTATACCCCGGATGACGCTGGATAAGCCGGATACGCCGGTGATTTCAGTCTTCATTCCCAGCACTCATCGGGGCATGGCTGCGCGAGGGCGGCGCGAACGGATATTCCCGGTGAATATCCTGATTGCATCGAAGGTGGCGTCGCTTTCCCCAGCCGATGTGGACCCTGCGATTGAATTTGCGGATCGGGTGGCCGACGCCTTTGGCCCGGGAACTCTCGACAACACCGATGGCGCTTTCTGGGTCGAGACGGATCACGTGACGCTGTTCGATACGCCAAAGCTGCTCAGCGATCAGGTCTTCGTCAGCCAGATCATCGTCACCTATCAACTCACTTAATTACAAGGACATCACATGGCCGCTGCAAAAATGGGCTTCAACGCCAAGGCTTACCGTCTATCAACCGGCACTCGGGCCGCATGGCCCGGCACCGGTGCGCCGAGCAACCTCGCTGAGGTCTCCAATATCAAAGACGTAACGATCCCGATCGAGAAGACCGAGGTCGATGCGACCACCCGCGCCAGTGGCGGCTGGGAAATCGTCGCGGGCGCACTCCGCAAAGCGGGCATCGATCTCGAATGTGTCTGGGATACCAGCGACACACACGTCGCCGCGCTGATCACGGCGCTGCTGGGCAATACAACAGTGGCGATGGCATTCCTGGACGGAGACAAGGCCACGGTGGGAACGCAGGGCATCTGGGCCGATCTTGAAGTGCTCAAGATGGAGAAGATGGAGCCCATCAACGGGATTCAGATGGTGAAGTTCAACGTGAAGGCGGGTTACTCCGCCGTTCCGCCTGCGTGGGTTACCGTAGCCTGAGCAAGCTCACGAACGCTAAATCACCCACAAACGTTGCCAAGCCCCGATGAATGCCCCGGCGGCAATAAGTAAGAAACAAAATCCCAGTCCCTCTTTCCCGGATGTTATGTAATGCACCCCGAGCCAACCGAAGATCGGCGCGCATATTAGATTGACGGCCAGCATCACGCGATTGAGTCGAGTCATTGGGACGACCGGGAGTTTTCATAACGATAAACGTGCCATACGCGATTGCAAGCATCGAGTCATGACCCTATCGATTTCGCTGATCCCGCCTGTATCCGAGAAGCCCTCCGACAGCGCCACTGAGCAGAATGGCCGGCACCGTTACAGAAAATGCCACGGTTTCCAACGTCTGAGGGCTGATATCGAACGCCCTTAGCACGGCCGCCAAGATAAATCCAAAGGCGAACCCGACTGCGACGCCAAGCAAAACTCCAATAGTTTGACACACGCTATTTTGCCTTTCGTCCGTTTACAAAACGACAATCCTACCAATCGCAAGGAACCATGAAAACTTTCAAAGACACCGCCGATCGCGACTGGACCATTGCGATCAATATTACCTCCGTAAAACGCGTTCGCGATCTGGCGGGTATCGATTTGCTTGCGAACGTCGGCGGCGAATTGGTCGAGAAACTCAACGGCGACGCCCTGGTCGTCTTCGACATCCTCTATGCCCTGGTAAAACCCGAGGCCGAGACGCGCTCGGTGACGGCTGAGCAATTCGGTAGCGCCCTGGATGGCGATGTGATCGAAGCAGCGACGACGGCATTGATTGCAGAACTCATCGCTTTTTTCCCCCCGAGCCGTCGCCCGATGATCGTCAAGGCGATGGCAAAACTGAAAGACCTGGAGACGGCGGCGATGGCGCAGGTGCTCAAGGAGATCGACGAAATGAACGCCGAAAGCCTCGTCGCCTCACTCTCGAACAGCAAATCTGGGAACTCGCCGGCGTCCTCGGAATCGATCCCGGCCCGCTAACGCTTCGCGAGTTGCTTTGGATGGGTGAGGGGCACCAGCGCCAGGCGTGGGAACATACGGCTGCGATCATTTCAATCATCGCCAACGCCAATCGCGATCCGAAGGAAGCACCCCATCCCTTCAAACCCGATGACTTCAATCCCTACTACGCCGAGGAAACGTCGGCCCAGGATGAAGTCTTCAGGTTGCCGCTGAGTTTTCTAAAACCACTCTTTGTGAAACCGGAGAAGTAATTAAATGGCGCTGAATATCTGTGAAGGCGATTTGCAGGTGAAGGGGCAGCTTGTGCCGCAGTCGATTTCGTATCCGCCCGCTGGCATCACTGACGCCGCCATCGCCGCGCTGGCTGCCATAGCCGCCAGCAAGTTGCAGCATGAACACCGCAAGGAGTATTCCCAGGAAGCCTCCGCCAACAACGCCGCTGAGACGAAGGGCATTTTTATCGCACGATTCGCGGGGAACGTGGTGGCGTTTCAGGTCGAGTTGATTTTGGCCCCCGATACCGCCGCTGGTTCCAGCGGTCGCACCGCTACGGTGGACCTGAAGAAAAACGGAACGTCGATTCTGTCCGCTCCGATCACTTTGAACAGCATCAATACTCCCTATGTCGCGGTGAATGCGACGATCTCGACGCCGGGATATTCGGCTGGGGATTCGTTCACCGTTGTTGTGGCCAATGGCGGCAGCGTCGGAACTTACCCCAAAGGCGTCACCGCCCAGGCGACTTTCAATGAAGCAGGCGCTTGATCCCAATTCCATTAAGTCGGTGTGGGTCTCGAAGATCGCCACGCCCATCGAAGCGAACCCGGAGAAGTTGCGCGCAGCCCTGGACGCCGCCCGCGCCAAACTCGCCGCCATGAATCGACCGCCACGCGTCTACACCACGGAGCAACCCCGCGATGATCGATGTGAAAGTTAAGTTCTTCTTTGACCGCAAAGCCGTCATCGACGCGGTCGGGAAGGCACGTGCGCGAGTGCTCGCCAGGGCGGGCGCGTTCATCCGCCGAACGGGGCGGACGCTGGTGAGGCCGCGGAAGAAGGTGTCGCAGCCCGGTGAGCCGCCGTCCACGCATACCTCCAATGAGACGGTCAGTCTTCGCAACATCCAGTTTTACTATGACCCGCAGAGCAAGTCGGTGGTGGTGGGACCCGTCCGAATCTCCACCGTCTCCAAAGGTTTCAAATCCGAAGGGACCGTCCCCCAGACCCTGGAGTCGGGCGGCAATGTCAGCATCACCGAAAAACTCACCCGACATGGATGGAGGCCGGTGGGAATCCGCCCCGTCGGCGGCGGGCAACCCGTGCGAACGCGCACCGTGAATTATCAGGCCCGTCCGTTCATGGCCCCAGCACTCAAACAAAACCTGCCGAAGCTGCCTGAGCTTTGGAAGGACGCCGTCGTGAGGAGCAACTAGGATGGGCGCAAATGACGTAAGAGCAGGCGGCGCATACGTCGAGATCGGCGCAGTCTCCAAAGGTCTGGAGAATGCGCTCAATCGCGCGGCGGGCAGGCTCAAAGCCTTTGGCGCTTCGGTTTCGTCCATCGGCACGAAGATGGCTGCGCTGGGCGCAATCGTCACCGCGCCGCTGATCGCCGCCGCTAACGCCGGCGCGCAGGCGGGCGCTGCGATGTATGACATGAGCCGTCGCACGGGAATCTCAGTCGAGTCGTTATCCACGCTCGGGTTCGCGGCGAAAATGAGCGGCGCATCACTGGATGAGCTAGAGCCGGCAATCAAGCGGATGCAGAAAACGATCGGGGGCGTTGCTGATTCAACCGAAGGGACGACAGGCAGCCTGGAGCATTTGGGTATTGCCATGGAAAGCATTCGCGGCAAAGCGCCCGATGAACAGTTCCGCCTGATTGCTGAGGCGCTGAACAAGATCAGCGATCCGACGGAACGAGCCTCTGCCGCGATGAAAGTCTTCGGACGGTCAGGCACCGACATCCTGCCGATGGTGAGTCAGTTGGGCGATCTGGAGGCGACGGCGCAAAAGCTGGGCCTAGTCAAAAGCACGGAATCGGCAAAGAACGCTAAAGAATATGCCCAGATGCTTTTGCTGGTCGAGATCGCGGTGAAGAAGGTGTGGGGCGCGCTCTCCGCTGGAATCATTCCCATCCTCAAACAGAAGGCCGAGTCTGTTGCCCGTATCACACTCCGGCTGGCGGAGTGGATCAAGGCCAACAAGTCTACGGTCGTTACGATCTTTCAGGTCGCAACCGCTGTCGGCGTTGCGGGTGTGGGCCTGATCTTCCTGGGCAAAGCAATCGGTCTGGTTGGCGTGGCGGTCGGTGGTGTGTCGTCTTTGTTCTCGGTCTTTCGCGGTGTGATCGGAAACGCGGCTACGATTCTGACGACGGTGCTGACATCCGGCATCGGTTTAGTCATTGCCGGTTTGATCGGGTTAGGTGCGTATCTGCTATACAACAGTCAGGTGGGACAACAGGCGCTAGGGGCGCTGGGAGAATACTTCGGACAACTCAAAGATACGGCCACCGCTGCCTTCCAAGGAATCAAGAACGCGCTGGCGGCGGGGGACTGGCGGCTGGCCGCCGAGATACTTTGGCTGGGCATCAAAGTCGCCTTCGCCCAGGGCATCGCGCCGCTGATGTCGATGTGGGACAACTTCAAAGCGTTCTTTGTGAAGACGGCGGTGGGGGCGTTCGATGGGTTTCTTGCGGCGTGGGACATCGGTCGCAATTTTCTCGCCGAAGGTTGGATCAAAACCGTATCGATGCTTTCCACGGTGTGGGCCACATTCATGGCGCTAGTGCGAAAGGGATGGGAAGCCGCCGTGCATTTGTGGAATGACACCCAGATCACGAACAACGACAAGCTCAGCGATGTGCAGAGAACTGAGGCATTTGCGGCAGAAGCGAAGCGGCATCGCGAGGCAACCGGGGGCATCGACAAAGACCAGATGGATGCCATCACCGCCGCGAACCAAAAGGAAAGAGACGCGCTCAAATCCGAAAGCGATCGCCATCACGACGCACTCTTGAAGGCGGGCGAACATTACAACGCGATGGCCGCAGGTGCGGACGCCCAGGCGAAAGCGGAAGTCGAGGCGGACAAGAAAAAGAAGGCGGCACTGGAGGCCGAACTTAACGCGGCTACGAAGAAGGCAAAGGCCGAGGCGGCTGGCGTCAAGCCGAAGGATAGTCTGCTCCCCAAACTCCCCGAGCCCAAACTCCCCGGCGCAGCCGACATCAATCAGGCCATCGTGAAAGCCATTGCCGTCGCCGGCACATTCAACGCGTTTGGCGCTCGCGGGTTGGGGCAGAACAGCGCCGCCGATCGCACCGCCAAAGCTACGGAGCAGACGGCTAAGACCCTCGACAAAATCTATGGTCGCGGCGGCGCACCGGGCCTCAAGTTCAAATAGATCATGGCAATCGACGTTTACGAACTGATTTCCAGCCGCACCGGAAGCGATGGCAACGAGGCGACGCAGGATCGAAAGTACCTGCTGCGCAACTCAGATGATGAGCAGGCCCTGAAACTAGCCTTGCGCGCGGCCGCCCCTTCGTCATTCTTCCAGGCGGCGGGGCCGACAACTCTGGCAGTCGTAATGAAACTCGACAGCGTCTCGCTGGATGAGCAGCATACCGATGGTCTTTGGTCAGGCAGCGCACACTACAAGTTAAAGGACAATTCCGACCCCGACACCGGCGACATGGTGTTCACCTTCGACACCACCGGCGGCACGCAGCACATCACGCAGTCGATCGCGACTAAACACAAATACCCGAGCACCGCGCCAGACCTCGGTGGCGCGATTGGAGTGACCGGCGACAGCGTCGAAGGCGTCGATATCACGGTTCCGACCTATGCATTCTCCGAGACGCACTACCTGCCGGATGCGATGGTCAGCGACGCCTATAAGGGCAAGTTGTTCAAGCTCACCGGCACGGTATGCAATGCCGCCTTCAAAGGCGGTCAGGCGGGCGAGATTCTGTTTCTTGGCGCGACCGGCTCAAAGCGCGGGCAAGGGGATTGGGAAGTCACCTTCAAATTTGCGGCGTCGCCGAATGTGACCGGTTTGACCATCGGCACGCTCACGGCGATTGAGAAAAAGGGATGGGAATATGTCTGGGTTCGGTATGTCACCAAAGAGGTTGGCACCGGGGCAGACAAGATGATTACGCAGACGCCTAAAGCGGTCTACGTCGAACAGGTCTACTACGATGGGTCCTTTGGGGACCTGGGAATCGGATCATAGTTTATGGCGGCAGGCGACGGCGATCCGCTTCGAAGAGTTCGGCCCGGCGAGGACTTTGAGTTCCTGGCGCAGACTTACAATCTGCTGATGGGCCTCTTGTCGAAGGACAAGCGGGGCCAGGGCGCGATCTTCGAAGGGGCGATTGCACAGGGATTCAATACCTCGATCATCCAGGTCAAGAATAGCACGGCGGGGAATGTGCCGAGGTTTTCGGTTCTGGGATTGAATGGCACGATCATCGACCCGACCAGCTCAGCCGGGCGCAACTATTCGCCGACGAACGGGACGCTCGTCGCGAAGCC